GTAGGCAACGGCTAATCGTTTCAAAGCCTGGTTGCCCATAGAAATAGCTCCCCACGTTGTATGCAAACGAGATCAGCGCCGATTGCTGATGCTCCTTCATTGCTGGCCAGTAAGGAACCGAGCCGGCCAACTTCACGGCAATATCATCAATCGTTTTTTGCAAAAGCACATTCCCATCCTCCTGACTGATCCGGTCTCCAGGAACGACAGGTAAGCCATCAGCCTTTGTCGTATTTCCCCAACCCAGCGACCACACCCCAGCCGGGCAGAGGTACGCATCAGGGTGGAAGCCTTCAAACTGCTTGATCAGTGCAATGGCCGCTTGATAGTCGCGCTGCTCCCCTGATTGGCTCCAGACCGCGAACCATGGCCGATCACGACGCATGGCAACGACATAGCCGTTTTCGCTTAGATCCGCCTCTAGCTCCTGAATTGCTGCAGCCTGATGCGGCAGCCCTTTGTAATACCTGAAAAGCTGCTCAAGGCTGATCGCTTTGCTGTTGGTCATTCCAGGGTGATTTGATGTGTAGATCGTCGACTTGGATTGGTGCCGGTATTACCGGCAACTGAGATTTGTGCCACAGCTCAACCTCAGCGTCAATCCGTGGCTTTAGCGTTGCCTCGAATTTTCGGCGCTGAATCTCTCGTCTTACGCCTTCAAGCGGTGATCGCGTCGAGAACCTAAGCAGCCACCGCCCATCGGCGGGAATCAGCTCTTTTTTGCCTTTAGCGCATCCAAGACCTGAAAAATAAGCTGAAAAACAGAATTTGATTTCAGCGCTGGTGATAACGCAATCACCTCAGATGCAGCCGCAACGATGATCCATGTGATCGGTGATGTCAGGATCTCTTCCATGCTGTTCAGTGATTGATCTATGATCTAATTCTAATGCTCGCGGGATTCAAGGGCTGTAATCCTGTTGCCCTGTTCGTTCAACAGCTTATAAATGCCAGCACGATCGGCCTTCATGTCTTGATGCAGTGAATCCAACCGCTCACCAATCGATTCCACTGCAACCGTTAGCCTGATCGCCTCATCTCGATTGTTGCGGCTGCGGCTGCTCCAGCCTGCTGCAGTAACTCCCGCGATTCCAATCATTGCCCCTACAGCTGCCGCGACGATTTCAATCAAGGCCCTGCAACCGCTTCAAGGTCATTTTAGCGGGTCTGGCCTGCCAGCAACAATCGCGCACGCTCTTCGATAATAAAAAGACGACGTGTTGCCGCTTTGCTCAAGCGCTGCCTTGATTTTAGCCCAGTTCTTAAGCGTGTGCTGATCCATGTCTACCAAAAAATAAAGGTGAGCCGGCAATTTTTAGCGCCACCGTTCACAGTGATAATAAGTCATAATTATTTAATTTGTTTAGGTTAATCCAGTAAAGTTACTCTAAAGAAATTAAGAGTTAGCTGCCGTGTGTTAGCCCCATCGGGAACAATATAAAAGTTTGGCCGGTCATACAGAGCATCGGAGCCAGCGGCTACAGCAAAGATGCGGTGATAACCTGTGCCTGTTACTGTTTCAAGTGTGCGCCTAGTCTGGGCTGAACCAGGAGATTCCGTGCGGATAATAACTCCAGTTGTATCAGCGTTAAAATCTGAAATAACAAACTCAATCATAAAACACTTGCCTAGCATATATGCTGGCCATCCAGAAGCCGGCGCGGGGTCAGTAGTTGCCCACCCAATCCTTATTCCTGATGCTGGCTTGTTATTACCATCATCAAAATTCTTATTAAGACTACCTGAAATCTGGATTCCGCCTTTAGTGCCTGTTGCCGTATTAGGTGAAATAACTGTAGCAGTTCCTTGAGAATCAGTAGCGGGCGCAGATAATGGTGTTATTTGGCTAAAATTATAATCCAAAATAACACCATTACCCTCATAATTTTGAACCAGCATGTTATCAATTCTGCCCTGAGAGCCAGCCCCATAGTAGAATTTGGACTGAACGGTCATCAAGCTGTTATTATTAGCAATAGGTCTATAACCATTAGTAAGCGGCCCTGGAGCTGATTCTCCCGGTTCTAGGGATACAGGAGCAAAACTATTAGATGTGTCTAAACGGTACAGACCACCATCATCAGCAGCATTTGGATTTCTTGGGACGTTGCCATTAACCGTGGTAATTAGCATCGCGGCGTTAGAATTGCCTTGACCAGGAGACCAAAAAGAGCTGAAGAATGTCGCAGCAGACTCAAAATTCATTGTTGAGTAGTAACCGCCTGTTCCATATTCTCCCCCAATAAATACTAAATTATTAGCAGGTCCAATCTGTTGGAGACAGTGTTGAGGTTTGTCATTACCACGCTCGTGGATACCACCGATAAAATATAAATTCCTAGACCGTTGAGCCGTAGCAGCGCTAAAATCCTCTAGATTGTTGATAATAACAACGTTTCTAGTCAGCTCATCAGTGCAACTAATAAAGCTCGTGCTTTGATTCGTAGTGATGTGGTCAAACTTGCAATTCTCACAATTTTCAATCCAGAAGCAAGATTCAGGGCAGTAAGATGCGCCACATGCCTGCCAAGTAGAGTTCTGCACTTGACGTAACCAGTGCCCTTTCCTGCAGTATTCTACGTATAGATTCTTGCCGCTAATCTTAGTTTGGTTATTAACGTTTGATATTCCAAAGGCAGGCATTTCCGCTTTAGTCGTAGCAGTTGCATTGCCTAAGACATAAAAGTTTTCCAAGATTGTCCACCTACTAGCATAAACCATGCCTTGTGAATAGTCGAAACCACTATGCGCCCTGATTACCGAACCAACGTAAGACGTGTCCTTCTCTTGCCCATACCCACGGACAATTCCATTATTAGCAAAATTTACCTGTCCAGTGATCCAAATTGTTCCTTGCGGTAAGATAATTGGTTTATTTGCATCAGCACATGCTTGTAGCGCGGCTGTGTTGGCATCTGCAACGGCCTTGGATGGTTCGGTGCTAGAAACAACAACCCCAAAGTCCAGAGGGCTGACCACATCACTTAATTTTGACGCAATTGTGCGCGGCACTGCACCAGTGCCGGATTGAGTAAATTTACTCTTAAAAACTTGCACCTCTCCGGCGGTATCTTTTGTGTACAGATCTGCGTCAGCCGAATTTATTGCAATCTCCCCTACGTCAATATCACTGGCAGTAGGAGGCGTGCTGGCTGTAGTGCCATACTTATGGGTGACTTTGAGCGTCATAACAATGCAGTGGCGTTCATCAAGGCTAACCTTCCATTAATTCTACCTCCCTTACAGTAACAAAATTGGCTGACCCCGTGATAACGTCTGCCGCTCGAACGCTGACAGCACTGCTCGTCAGCATGATCTGCGCTTTGTAGTACAGATCTCCAGGCTCTAACCCGTTGCTGTAGCTATCGCGATTCAATACATCGCTGTCAATCATCCAGAACTGAGCTTCAGCCTCAGACTGTTCATTGGTATTCAAGAGCAAGCGCAGCAGATTACTGGTCCCGACAGTTGCCAGGGCTTGAGCTGACCAAACCGCGATTTCATTGCGGGGCGTGATGTCTGCGTTGTCGTAGGCGGTCACGCCTGGGTCTAAGCTCGTATCGTTATAGTTCGGGCCGTAGTTTGCAATACTGCCAGCAGTGCCGACAATATCTGCATCGAGGTAAGTTATGTTTTGATCTACGTCAACAAAACAACGCGCATTTGCGTAGCGACTTTGGCTAATAATTGCCGTATTACGAGTGTCGTTTGCTTCGCGCTCAATTAAGAAATCAAACGAACCACCACCTTGTATTAGTGATTTGACGCCATCAAAAAACTTGTCGCCAAGACCAGTAGTATCGATTTCGTTTGAATTTAAGCTCAAATTCCACTCTTGCAAACATGCCTCCAGCTTCCATTCATTGACCAAGCGCAATTCAAGCGCTGTTGTCGTGCCAGTCGCAAAATCTGATTGGTCAATGTCTTCTCTTGTTGCATTGTTGACACCAGCGAGTGCTGCTCCTCGTGAGCGGTAAAACGATAGTCGGTTTAAAACATCAACATGCACGTATAAACGGTTGGTGTATGGAACGGTTAAAGACCCAAGTAACGCCGATGGATATGGCGTGCTGTAATCAACAAGTTCAGAATAAACTTCATCACCTGCAATGTCCGCATACGTCGGAATCAAAGGTGGATCTGTTAAATTTGCGTTCGGCCAATTATTGCCGCTAGCAACCTCAACCAGGTCACCACTGCGGAAGCCTGTTGCCGTCAGGGAGATAATATTTTTGTCTTGATTGAGCGCAGTAATATCAACCGCAACAGGCGCAGGTGCGGAACGGTTAAACACGACTTTGCCAAATGTGCCGAGGACTGCCATTACGTCGAGGAGATAGACAGGTCACCAGTAAACGTAAATGCAACATTTGTGCTTGTAACGTCACCTACAGTCACGGTTGAACCAACACTTGTGATCAACACACTGCCTGAAATCGTCTTACCTGTGGTCAGCGTCAGCGTTGCGGTAATACTACCTTGTGAATCAGTATTGATTTTGGCGTAAACATCATCAAGCAGACTGTTTTCATATAGCAATGTTGCGCTACCTGTTGCGCCACGTAATCCCGTCACATACCCCCTACTTGATTCACCTAAGTTTGTGGTTTCTAGCGTATCGCGCGCAATGTCGATGCTTGCATTACGAACCACAACCGTCGAGTCAAGCCCGGTGATCGCAAAATTGCCTGTAGTGCTGGTGACTGCCATTTTGTACTCCTTTTAACTCATTCTAAGTTCTGCTGTCAGCTCAACAGTCACATTGGAACGGCCAGGGATGACGCTTTCAACTTGTGGCGAGGTGCCTTCGCTAAACGACCACAGCAAACCGGCCCCTGTAGCCGAGGCATTCAGCCAGCTTTGCAATGTTGTATCTGCTCCAGCAAATATCTGCGCCGGTAATGTCAGGCTATCGACTGAACCTTTTGCGGCGTTGTATGCGCTAAGGATTGCCGCTGTGTTGGTGTCGTTGACGTTGCCAAATGTCAGGCTGAGTTTTGCTTGGCTGGGCCTGCTGCCCCACAACCTGCGGGTGATCACACCAGACTGCGATGCCTGTGTTTTGGTCGGCCATGTTGGCGCAACAAAGCTGCGTCTTGTTGGTGCGATGCTAGGGAACGTCGTTGCCATAACTAGGTGATGCTCCAGTTTCCAGCGGTATCGAAGCCATCAGCGACTTCCAAAATGCCGGAGCTATTGACAGGCATGTGCATTGCTTCAATTGTAAACAATCCGTCGTCTCCTGAGGTAATTCGTTCAATTTGATAAACCCGCACTTCCGTGCTTGCAATTTTCACGGTAAATACCACGCCTGTTGGCGTTGCAGTCGTTCCGCTATTGCTAACGGTGAGTGTCGCATCAGCCGGTGGCGTTCCTTCCGTTCCATCCCATGCGACTACGTTGTGTGTTCCATCCGCTAATGCTTTCGTACTGACTAATGCGCCTTCTGGCGTTACTGCGCCATTGTTGAACTGGTCATATTCTGTTTCGTCTATTGCAACCTTGATATAATCACCGGGCGCAATGTTGGACATCACTCCTTCATGCGTGGTCGAGAAATTTATGACATACTGAGGTATGCGCCGCATCCTGATAATGAATTTGGCTGCGTCGATTGCGTGTTCCCTGCTTGTGCAGAAAGAACTCATGTCAATCCGCTCGATTGGATCTGTAGCTGATCCGCCCATATCTTCGTGCTCACGAACGAGCACTTCACGCACCACGGGGAACAGTCCGGGGCTGGTTGGATCCGTGGTGGTGCGCTCTTCGCGGTAGCGAGCGCTCACCTGAATGGCATCGCGGTCTTCCGGGTCAAAATACTGAAGCTTGAATGAATCTGCGGCAATGTTACCTGCCGTGAATAGCGCAGCAATTGGAACAGCAGCAAAGGAAATCGCGGGGCGAAGGAAATACTTACCGTTTGATTCACCAAACTGCAGCAGATGCATTGCGGCTAAATCTGCTGACCATTGCCTGACGTTGACAGGCTCAGAAACGGCGCCGTCGTAAAAGTATTTGCGGTCTTGGCACCACTGCGCTGCAGCCGCGAACTCGGTGCTGTCAATCATGTAACTCTTGACGAATGATCCCGCCCCAAAGCGATCATTAGTCATCAGGTCATACAAAATATCTGGGAAAAGATGCGTTGCGCCCGATCCACCCAAAAGCCTGGTGCATTCACGGCCTCCGGTGACATAAGCAGAAAATTGGCTGAACTGCTGGAACTCGGCTGATGACCGGATGTTGATGCCAGCCAACGCAAGATTGTCGTATTGCGGCGCTGTGCTGTTCGGCACGATTTCATTGACATAAACGATGCTATGTTCAGGCCCAGAATCTGCACTGCTGCTGATCTCTGAGTAAACGAAAGCTTCGGCTAATTTTCCATAATCGTCGATGTAAGTGCTACTGTCTACGAGAGGCAAGCCGTTGTAAGTAGGATCTGGATCGCTCCCGTTCGTGTCTTCGTCGTAAACATAGCTGGAACTTAAATTAGAATCAGCGTTGCCAAAAGTAATGCCAAAGTTGCTTATACTGAGTGCAACGCTTTCACCATTAAAGACAACATCTATCCCGCCATCGGAGATGGTAGCTCGACCCTTTTTAGGGTCAAGTACATATAACGCGCTTCCGTAGTAGCCTTGCCGCACCTCAAACCCTGAAAGAGGTTCAAACATAAATTCACGCACTTTGATGGAGCTAAATTCAAAGCGGATGTAATTAAAAACAGATTGCTGCGTTTCACTTCTGACCCCGTAGGCGTTGCTCAACGTCGTCCAATTACTGCCCCCAATCGTTCTATATTTAATTTTGAAAAACGAATATCGCTGCACTGGTGCTGAAATGACTCCACTTTGGTAAAAGTTGTTTACAATATCTTCTGGGGGATTGTTTTCAAAAGTTTGGCACCATTGCGTATCTGCGTATTGATAGGTTTTTGCGTCCCTGAAATTGCAAAGATTGTTTATTCTGATTCCAAGAGTAGACTTCAGGCCAACTTCCACGGCTTGACATGCTCTGGACGTTGACACTGATCCCCGTGCGTAGCGCAGAAGGTGTCCTCCTGTCGTACCTTTTTCCCGCACGCCTAGATTTCCACCCACACCCTCAAGTCTTGACGAGGGAAAATTCTTAATCCAACCAGACTCAACAACAGTGAAGCTAGCAACAACAGCCTGCCCCCCAGTGCCGCCTAGCTCAGCTTGTGATACGAACTCCGCTTTTGGAGTGCGGTCTGTACAGACACATAAAGCCGACCCAATCTTGTACAACTCCCCCTCTACTAAGCGATCATCCCAAGTTTTTTGCAACGAAGCAACCGCTGAAGCTACATCTTTCGCTTCAGCATCATCATCAGAGTCCCCGTAGGTACTAAAAACTGTGCCCCAGTCACTTCCATTATGGAGTCTGTAGCTGACGGTATCCCCAACGCTGACAGAAGTCGTGGTTCCAGCGTTTATCGCTGTAGTGGAATTTATCTGATTGACGCCACTAAATGTTGAAAAATTGGCCCGGTACTTGTCTCGTTTGTTCATTTTTGGCGCGTCTACCGGGCAGGCAACGGTTACTTGATTACTGCTGCTACCCGGCCCTGTTTGGCTGCGAACGCCTGGACTTATTACAGGATTAACCTTATACATCAAATCGTTACCGATTGGTGCATAAACACCAAATGTTGTCTGAGTGCTTGGCCGGTTGGATGAGCAAAAATCTGGCTGGTCTGCTCCGTCCCAGTAGACCCTAAAAACATCTGAACTTATAGAGCTGCCGTCGTAGCCAGAACTCCCCTCATCTTTGGCATTTGACCGGCCAGCTACTCTGTCATCCCCAGCAATTCGGCCTCCATCTTTGCTGAGGTAAAGCGTTACCCGTGATGCCGCTTCAGTTGCAGCGTTGCTGTCAAAAATATACCCCTGCAATGTACTGCTACCGATTGCAAAGTTATTTGGGTCAACGCTGCTAATATTGCCTTCACTGAGTAAAAATACGCCGCGTATCATTTGGCCGCCGCCTAAGCTCAGGATCTGGTTCCAGATCATCGGCATATTAATCCGAATGCCGCCGTAAGCTGTGCCAGATATGGTTTCTTTGCGTGCGTAAACAATCGGGATAACACTGCCTAACGTTGCAATATCTTGCTGCGAATCAAAGCCATATCTTGGTGCAAAACGACTGTTGCGGATTACTGTGCTGCCTTCCTCTTGTCGCTGAGTTGGCTGGCCTTGCTCACCTGGCGCCTTGGGCGCAGAAGGTTTTAACAGTAACGAAACTGCAATGGAGCCTATGCCGATCACAAGGTTGACGATTGCAATAATTGCTGCGGTTTCAAGCCCCGCCACAACGGCAGGCTGTGGTCCCTCCGCTGCGCGTTTCCTTGCCTCAATATGGAAGTGCCGATACTGCGCCTCTGTAAGGCCAAGGATTTCGGCTATGTAACGGTCAGATGGCAGCATTATTTAAACCTCCTGTATTCCATTTTTCTACACCGCTCCACCGGAATCCAGCGCACGCCTTTTCGCCGGTTCACATGCAATAGCCCCCCATCTGCGACAACGCCAATACCGATATGATCTGCCGCCCGAAACATTGTCACTGCGTATTCTTCCGGCGTGCCTAAAGACATTGTAATCCCTCGATACAGCAGAGCTAGACCTTCGTAGTCGCCGCGCTCTGCCATGTCCAGCCATTCCTCATTCAATGCAGGATGTGGAACGCCTGCAGCGTCCAAAACGTGCCAAGTCATAATCAGGCAGTCAGCCCCTTGACCGTCATTAGGATCCGCTCGAAACTCATGGGGAAGCCCAATCCAACGATGCCACATCAGCCCACAACCAATGCACCGCTGGTTGGTAATGCTCCAACCAATTCTGTGCTCAAAGTTCGTCGAGGGATTTGAGCCTTTACTGCATCAAGAGGCGATGTCAGGCGCATTGTTATCGTTGTTGTGTCCATTTCGTAAGAGGCGATGCGCCATGTTTCGGTTGAAATCAGCGCCTCGTCTGCAAATGTCAGTGGGTCGAGGCTGACGGTTTTAATTTCCAGTATGTAGCGGTTTTGCACTGCCTCCGCGAACAAATTCACAGAGATTGCATCAGTACCAGCGACTAGGGCAGCGTTGGAGCGTTCTCCGCCGCGAGCCCCGCCGCCAGATGAAACAGCAAATGGCGCAAAGTTGTAGGTCACACCGCTATAAGTGCGTGTCTGATTGACACTGAAATTTTGATATGGCGTGCCGGTGTACGCATCAGCCTGAGTTTTGAAGCGGACGTAATTGACAAATGCGTATGCGCTCATCAGATACCAACTTTGCTGCGGGTTCTAGGGCTATTCTGCAGCGTCGTCAGCGTCATCGCTCGGCCACGTTCGGCTGCTTGTGCCATGCCCTTGCGGTGCTGTTCTGCGGTGACGTACTCAACGTTGTTTATGACCGTTGATTCATAGCGAATATCCAGCGGTTGCATAGTGTTGGTTGTGGCTTGCTGTTCGCGGGTGCTGGCAACGGCTTGCTGACGGTCCAGCTGTTCGCGAGTGCTAGCTGCGCTCTGCTGCCTGTCCAGCTGTTCGCGGGTGTTGGCAACCTCAACGCCTAAACGACCGCCTGGGCCTCGCTTGAGCGGCATGATTGCTTCTGGGCCAGCTTCCCCCATCAGCCCCGTACCCTTCTCCAAGGGGAAGATCGTCGGCTCCCCTACGATGCCGCCTTTCGCGAAAGGAACGATTTTGTTTTGAGCGATTATGTTGCCTTTTGCTGATCCAAACAGCTTGCCCAAAAAGCCACCGCCTGAACCTAAAGAGTTAAATAATTGGTTGATTCCAAGCTTTATAAACATGTTTCCGATGTCTTTTAGCGTTGCAGACGCAACTTCTGCGAGCGACTTGGTGCCATCAACAGCAGCGGTCAACGCATCAACAACACCGCCTTGAATAGAATCTCCAATGCCTTTATAGATGCCATCCATTTTGTCGCCTTGCGCCTCAATTTGTGCGTCGATTTCAGCAGCAGCTGCGAATTGATTTTTCAAAAAATCTACTTGAGATGCCATTTCTGCTTGCTGAATGGTTTCAAGGGCTTTCCCCTGTTCAATTCTTGCTTCCCCAAGCTCTAAGCCTCTTGCGATTTCTAAATTTCTTTTTTCTTCGTTAGACAGTGCAGCTGCTGTTAAATCATTGTATTTTCTGTTTATAGCGGAAAGCTCAAACATAGTTGCAATTCTAATTTTTTCACGTTCATCAATCTCGGTTAATACTGAAAATTGACCGTCTAAGTTTATTTTCATTTCTTCTGAATTTTTTAATTGCTGCGCTATTCTTTCGGCTCTTTGCCTTGCCTCTACAGCGGGGTCTGTGCCTGTCCTGCCGGTGCCGCTGCTGCCACCTACAACATCGCCAATCTTAAACTGATCTTGTTTTGGAACATCAGCGACTTGTGCTTGAACAATGTCAGCAGGATTCGCTGCAATGGCTGCCTTTAGTTCGTTGATGCGGGTTTTATTTTTTGCAATTTGTTTCGTTAAATTTTCACGTTGCCTGCCTGTTGCCCCTTTTTTCGCAAGTTCCAAAAGACTTGTATCGCCTGACAATTTGCTTAGCTCTTGTCGCGCTGCAATAACTTCCTTGACGCCACCATTACGCGCAGCACCAGCAATTTGTGATGATTTGGATTGATAACGGCCCAATGCAACAACGACAGCCCCAATACCTGCGGCAAGCCCCAACCACGGCGCTGCAGCCAAAAGCCCGGCGCCACTTATGAAAGCAATCGCTTTGCCTAAAGCAACAACCCCAGGAGCTGCGATCAATGCTGCGCTGCCTATGCCTGCAATCGCAGCGGCAACGGCTAACAATGGTTTTGGCAATCCGCCAGCAGCCTTGAGCAGCTTGGTCAGCTCCTGAACGGCTGGAGTCACAACTGGTAGCAACTCAGTTCCGATTGCATTGCTTAATTCGCTGGTGGCATTACTGAACTCTTTGAATTTTTGGGCCGGAGATTCAGCTAATAATGATTGAATCTTGTCTTTATTTTCTTCAAATCCTTTCGCCAAGGCATTAATCAGAATGTCAGACGTGATTTTGCCTTCACTGCCAAGCTTTTTCAGCTCTCCAACAGTGACGCCCATTTCATCAGAAACCAGCTTCAAAATACCTGGCACTTGCTCAGCGATTGACCTAAATTCATCGCCTTGGAGTCTGCCGCTGCCAAGCGCTTGACTCAACTGAAGAAACGCCCCGCTCGCTGCAGCCGCGCTAGTGCCGCTTGCCAACGCTGTTGCATTAAAGCCTTTGTAGACAGTTTGAATATCTTCAAGCGAAGTCCCTAGCGGTCTTAACCTTGCGTAAACGTCTGAAAAGTTGCTAGCTGACTCGGCCTGAGACTGATTAAACGTCTTGGCATTATCTTTTACCAGCTGCTGGATCTTGCCGAATTCGCCATATTCTGCAGACAGCGCCTTAAGTCGTATTTGCGTTTGCTGGAAACTTGCAGCCTGGCCAATCATCCGCTTAGTGAGCGCTGCCACGCCGAGCGAAACGATTGCGCCTTTGATCCCACCTAGCGCCGACTGGTATTTCTGCGCTGCTTTCGACGCCTTATTAAAAGCAGATTTGGCAATATCACCAAACTGAGCCAGCTTTGTGGTCGCCGCTTCTGTCGCGGCTTTTTGCAATCTGACTGCTTTTTTCAGCAGGTCTGTCTTTTTAGCTGCTTCATCCGTCGCTTTCTTGAACTGCCCAAGCGATCGGATGCCCTGCGTGGCATCAACAATAAGCTTGACGATCGACTCAGCCATGGTCCTATTCTACCTGCCTCCTCT